AGTTTGAAGAAATGCTTGAGCGTCTTATCAATGAAGATAAAGCTGGCGCTGAAGAGCTATTTCACGAGATTGTCGTAGAAAAGTCAAGAGACATCTACGAAGGACTATTAGAAAATGATTTAGAAGTTGATGAAGCTACCGACGAAGAAGTCGACGAAGCTTCCGACGAAGAAGTAGATGAGTCAGATGAAGAAGTAGATGAGTCAGATGAAGATCTAGACGAAAACTTTGACTTGGACGAATTTGAAGTCGAAGCTGACCCAATGGATATGGGCGGCGATCCAGCAGACGACATGATGGGCGATATTGAAGCCGACATGGACGATGAAGGTGAAGACGATGAAGGTGAAGATGACGGCGACGAAGAAATCGAAGACCGTGTAGTTGACCTAGAAGACGCACTAGACGACCTAAAAGCAGAATTTGAAAAAATGATGGGTGGTGAAGACGGTGACGAAGAATCCGACGACGAAGGCGACATGGACGACATGGACGGCGACGAAGAAGGTGAAGAAGAGACCGACGCAGAAGAGTCTCTATACTTTGGCGAAGCTGAAGACGAAGAAGTTGAAGAAGCAGCAGACGAAGACGATGACGAAGACGAAGAAGTTGAAGAGTCAAAGTCAGTTAAAACTGCTGGTGAGCAAATGCGTGAATACGTAGAAAAAGTATCAGCAGCAATGGGCGACAATGGTGAAAACACAAAGTCAACTGTAGCTGGTAAAAACGATATGGGCGGAACAACAGCTAACTTACGTGGTGGCGAATCAAAAGGTGAAGGTACACAAGGTGGCTTAGCTGCTCCTACACCAACAGATATGAAAACCAAAAATGTTAACTACCCAGGTGCAAAAGCTTCTAAGGCTATGAAAGCTGAACCAAAAGGTCACGGAGCTGAAAAGAAAGCAAGTGGCGACAACGGTGCTAATACTAAATCAGTAATTGGCAAATAAGGAAGTTTGAATGAAAAACTTACGAGAGCATTTGACATTTGACCAAGCAGGAATGGTTGTTGAGTCTGCCGAAAACTCAAAAGGTGGCAAAGACCTTTACATGAAAGGTATTTGCATACAAGGTGGTGTGCGTAATGCAAACCAGCGTGTTTATCCTGTAAATGAAATCGGTAGGGCTGTCAAAACTCTCAACGATCAAGTAAGCGGAGGTTATTCAGTTCTCGGTGAAGTTGATCATCCAGAAGGCCTTAACATTAACTTAGATCGTGTAAGCCATATGATCACAGATATGTGGATGGATGGACCAAACGGTTATGGCAAGTTAAAAATTCTACCAACCCCTATGGGACAGTTAGTTAGCACTATGATTCAAGCAGGTGTTAAATTAGGTGTTTCCAGTAGGGGCTCTGGTAACGTATCAGAGGACGGCGGCAATGAAGTTTCCGACTTTGAAATTATTACGGTAGACGTTGTTGCACAACCAAGTGCTCCAGGCGCATACCCAACACCAATCTACGAGCATTTAATGAATGCACGTGGCGGCTACAAGGCATACGAACTAGCACAGGCAACAAAAGAAGACCCAAAGGCACAAAAGTATCTAAAGGAATCGCTGATTAATATAATCAGCAAACTCCAATAACGAGGAGAAAATAATATGTTGGATGCACTAAAAACACTTTTTGAAAATGATGTAGTTTCAGAATCAGTGCGCAACGAAATTCAAGAGGCTTGGGACACGAAGATCAAAGAAAATCGTACTCAAGTTACTGCTGAATTACGCGAAGAGTTTGCTCAAAAGTATGAGCATGACAAGTCAACAATGGTTGAAGCCATTGACACACTTGTTTCTGAGCGTTTAGCAGAAGAAATTGCTGAATTTGCTGAAGATCGTAAGCAGTTAGCAGAAGCCCGTGCAAAGTATGTAGTCAAAATGCGTGAAAATGCAGACCTACTAAAAGGTTTTGTAATGGAGTCACTTACTAAAGAAGTTAGTGAACTACATGAAGATCAAAAAGCAATGGCACAAAACTTCGGAAAACTTGAAGAATTTGTTGTTGAAGCACTTGCAAAAGAAATTGCAGAGTTCCATGAAGACAAAAAAGACTTAGCTGAAACAAAAGTACGTTTAGTACGTGAAGCTAAAACACACTTCGCTAAAGTTAAAACTAACTTTATCGAAAGAAGTGCTAAAGCAGTATCAGAAACAGTTGACAAAGCTCTTAAGGGAGAAATTGGCGCACTGAAAGAAGATATTGAAGAAGCACGTAGAAACGACTTCGGTCGCAAACTATTCGAAGCATTTGCTTCTGAATATGCTGGCTCTTACTTAAATGAGAAGTCAGAAACAGCCAAACTATTGAATGTTCTTAAAACTAAGGACAAGCAATTAGCAGAAGCAAAAACATTTGCAGCAAAAGCGAAACAACTTGCAGAAGCTCAGGCAACTGAGAAGAAGCGTTTAGTTGAAGCAGCAACTCGCAAAGACACGATTAATGAACTTATGTCTCCTTTAAGTAAGGATCAGAAGGAAATTATGATGGATTTACTGGAATCTGTACAAACGGCTAACTTACGTAAGTCATTTGACAAGTACCTACCGGCAGTTATTGACGGTAACACTCCAGCCAAAAAGGCGAAATTAACAGAAGGCAAAGAAATTACAGGCAATCGCGAACAATCGCAAACTAACGTTAGTAGACAAGCAGACGCAAAAGACAACTTGGTTGAATTTAAGCGTCTAGCTGGAATATAATTTTAAGGAGAATAAAATGTCAGAACTACTAGAAAGTCGCTGGCAGGAGACCAAAGGTGCCCTAGTTGAAGGACTAACAGGTAATAAAAAATCTGTTATGGAAGCAACTCTAGAAAATACTCGCAAGTATTTGTCTGAAAGTGCTACTGCAGGTGCTACTTCTGCCGGTAATGTTGCAACTCTAAACAGAGTTATCTTACCAGTTATTAGACGTGTAATGCCAACCGTTATTGCAAACGAGTTGGTAGGTGTACAGCCAATGACAGGACCAGTGGGTCAGATCCACACACTACGTGTTCGTTACGCAGATGCAGTAACTAACACTGCCGACAGCGCACAAACAACTACAGCAGGCGAAGAAGCTCTAAGCCCATTCAAAATTGCTGAACAGTACTCCGGTGCTGGTGCTGGTAAAGCAGATACAACTGCTTCACTAGAAGGTGCTGCTGGTAACAAACTAAGCATTCAGATCTTGAAACAGACTGTTGAAGCTAAGTCACGTAAGCTATCAGCACGTTGGACATTTGAGGCTGCGCAAGACGCACAGTCACAACATGGCATCGACGTTGAAGCTGAAATCATGGCTGCTTTGGCACAAGAGATTACTGCTGAAATCGACCAAGAAGTACTAGCTTCACTAACTGCACTTGCAGGGTCAAGCAACCAAGAAGCATACAACCAAGCAGGTGTTAGTGGTACTGCTACATTCGTTGGTGACGAACACGCTGCATTAGCTGTTCAAATCAACCGTGTTGCAAACACTATTGCACAACGCACACGTCGTGGCGCTGGTAACTGGGCTGTTGTGTCTCCACAGGCACTAACTGTTCTACAATCAGCAACTACTTCAGCGTTTGCAAGAACAACTGAAGGTTCGTTTGAAGCACCTACAAACACTAAGTTTGTTGGTACATTGAACAATGCTATGAAAATCTATGTAAACACATACAGTGCAGACGATTCAGCTGTACTAGTTGGTTACAAAGGTTCTTCAGAATCTGATGCTGCTGCATTCTACTGCCCATACATTCCATTGATGAGCAGCGGTGTAGTACTAGACCCAGATACATTTGAGCCAGTCGTATCATTCATGACACGTTATGGTTATGTTGAGCTAAACAACACTGCATCGTCACTAGGCAATGCAGCGGATTATCTAGGTACAGTAACAATGAGCAACGTAACGTTCTCATAATATTACCTAGGTAATAACAG